GCATCAAATGGAAGCACCGCTGGATCCACGCCAGGAGGTGGGAGTGGCGGTGTTTCCGGCATCACTAGCGGCAACGGTGGTGGTGGACAATGCACTGTTTGGGTGATCTAACCATGAACTACGCACTCATCGACAACACAGGTCTGGTTGTTAACGTCGTCGTTTGGAACGGCAAATCAGACTGGCAGCCACCAGAAGGACAACAACTAGTTGAACTTTCGGACGGTGCAGGCATCGGCTGGACGTATAGTGATGGCGTTTTCACACCACCATTGGTAGAAGATCTCTAATGCCCTGCACTAAGGATCAACTTGTGACAGCCATCAATTCGTATGCCAGCGCCAAATGCACTGGAGATGTTGCCTTGATCAACATGTCAATTGAAGCACTCACCCAGTGCGTGGACACTCTTGTTTTCAGCGAACCTGAAATCGAGCCTGAAAACCCTGGAGCTGAGTAATACAAATGGCAGTACGCAGCAAAACTGGCACCGCTCGCATCGAGCACAAACCTGGCCCACCAAAATTAACCAACCAAGGCCAAGGCAAAAGATCTCGCGCCAATCATGGTCGCAAGAAACTTCGTGGTCAGGGTAAAGGCTAAAATACAGACACCTAGAAAGGCGTCGTGTCAACTCCTGAGCCACAACCAGGATTTTGGCGCGGCGTCAAGCAAGACACCGTTGCAGGTCTGGCAGTTTTAGCTGTTGGATCGGCTGCTGCTGGCGTTTTTTACCTGGTTTATACAGTCCCAACCAAACTCGATGACCTCCTAAGCAACCAGGAGATCATCCAAAAAAAGATTGGTGAGATTGACGACAAAGTTAGAGATCATGACGTGCGTATCATCAAGTTAGAAATGTCGAGGTACAGATGAGCGAACGCCTGATCGTCAATACCACAGATCTAGGCCAAGGCTTCACGGTGGAGCAACTAGAAAACGAACGCGGCGACACCTACTACCGCGTCTGCCACAAGGGCATCTGCCGCTATTGCGAAGACGCTTATATGGCCTATATGTACGCTGAGGGCATGGGCTGGAACAAGCCTACTGACTAATCCAAAAATGAATTGCATCCTCAAGATACGGCTCCCAAAAATGCTGCATTCTGTACCACTCTTTCCAATCACTGGAACTTTTTCTGATATTGCAATTAAAACAAGCTGCAATCAAATTTGACACCGATGTTTCACCGCCCTTGGATTTTGGCCTTACGTGATCAAGCGTTCCAGACTTACCTAAATCTTCTTGACAGTATGCGCACTTATAGTCCCAACCCTTCAGTATTTGATCTCGAAATCGAGCCTTAGCCTCACGTTTGCTTAAGAATCCAAGTTCCTCGTCGATGTAGTCCACATAAGGTCGACGCTCCAGTCATGGTAGCTACAAAAACCAATTGCACTGGAACTTTTACTCGTTAGGCTCTAGACTTGCACAAGTTACTTTGTAGTAATGGACATTCTCCATAGTCCTGCCTTCTGGATCGTGGTAGCAGCCGCCTCCGAACTGATCGGCCTCAATCCCAAACTCAAAGCCAACAGCATCATCCAGCTAGTGTTTCAAATTCTGGAGGTCTTGCGCCCAAAAAAGCGCTAAGGGGTTTAAGTAGCCGTCTCCTCAGCCAACTGTTCCGTGGCTAACCCCAACACCATCAGGCTGCTGGATCTCATGCGGTTTTACCGCAGCCTTCCCCACCAGATGGCTGCCGTATCCGAGCTGGAGGAGGCTATCAACAAAGCGAACCCCAACATCCTGGGCCGCAACCAGCAATGGTTCAAAACCTGGAGCCAATCCGGCAAACAAATCCAAATTGAAAACAACTGGGACGGCATGGTTACAGCTGGCCGCATTGCTGGCGCCAAGTACCCAGAACTTGTAGCCGCCCAATGGGCACTGGAATCATCCTGTGGAAAACTCGTCTCAGGCCGCAACAACTTCTTCGGCATCAAGGGCGATGGAACCCTGACCACCACCCAAGAGTTCATCAACGGCAACTGGATCACAATCCGTGACAGCTTTCTCGACTTTCCCGATATTCAAACCGCTGTTTGCTATCTCGTAAGCCGCTGGTACAAAGACTATAAAAACTGGAAAGGCTGCAACAACGCTCCAAGCCGCAATGAAGCTGCCCAATGGCTTAAGAACGAAGGTTATGCCACCGATCCCGACTATCCCAAAAAACTGATTGCAGTGATGGACTCTCATGACTCGCCCACTGTCCATCCCAAAGAGCACCTCTTAAAAGTCCCCTACGAATACCAGCTCGACAACAAATCCGGCACTGGCTACCGGGAATGTTTTAGCTCTAGCTGTGCCATGGTTGCTCGCTACTGGGGCAAGATCGGCAATGACGACAGCTATAACCTCGTCCGCAAAAAGTACGGCGACTCCACCGACGTTCATGCCCAAGTCTCGGCATTAAAAGAGCTGGGCCTGATCGCCACCTTTATCCAGGATGGAACTGCCGCCAGCCTGGAATCCGAGATCAACATGGGCTACCCAACCCCAGTTGGCTGGCTCCATCGAGGCCCGGTCAGCAACCCAAGCGGCGGCGGGCACTGGAGCGTCGTCATCGGCTACACCCCAAGCCACTTCATCCTGAACGACCCCAACGGAGAAGCGGATCTGACTTCCGGCGGTTACATCAGCAACAAAGGCGGCGCTGGAATTGCGTATTCTCGAAAGAACTGGCTGCCCCGTTGGCTTGTGGATGGAGCAGAATCCGGCTGGTTCCTGCGTATCCGACCCAAATGAACTTAATTGCCCAAAGCCTTGAAACTAAACTGAGCGAGCGCACCACCGCCGACATGCTCAAAGCCCGCCACGCTGCCGGCGACTGGAACGGCCTCCTCGAAGCCGCTCTACTGTTAAACACGCTCCATCACATGGAACGCGCCAAATCCGCCTGGGCTATCCGGGAAGCAGCTGACAACCTTTCCGGCCAATTCGGCATGGACCGCGACTCGGCCTAAACCGCAAAAATCCCTTTGTACTTCTGCGCCAACCCGGTATAGCTCGAATGGAGCGGATGCGACTTGTCATCCCGCTTATCCAGCAGATACAGCCACTCCAAAAACTCCTGCTTGTCATCTTCACGAACGACAAGCTGCCAATTTTTAAGCTCAGACATTGCGAATAGAACGATTTTTCTGGGGAATGGGGTTGGTGTGGTGCCTAGACCGGATCAACTTTAGAGACGCCGCTGGCGGTGGCACGATGACTAAACAGCCTCTGTAACGAAACTCAGCCAGCGCCACAGCATCCACCAGCGTCTCAGCTTTGAACAGATCTCGCAACGGCCCACGGCCAGGCAGCCAGATCTGAAGCTCAAAATACTCCTGCTTCACACCTTGAGCCAACTTTTCGGATAGTTTGGCTCCTCGACTGCATGGATCGCAACTGGAGATCCACTCCACTGAGCAACAGCTCGGGCCGCCTCAACTGCCCGCTCATAAGTCACCCAGGATCCAGCATCCTCCTTTAGTCCAGTGAGACTCACAATCCGCGTATCCGGCTGGTACGCCGCAACGTACCGATCCTCACAAACAATGATGTACCGCTGCACCAGTCAAATCCATGTGACTACTGTGCAACAGTAGCAGATGTGGCCTCACTGGAGCAGACTATTACGATCTGCGACTGAGAATCATGCGTCCAATTCTGAGACACCCGAGGACTGCTTGGTGCGCATCCTTCCTTCTACCCGCCTTTTTACTGAATCCGCCCAGGCTTCATGATCCGCTTCCTCAGCACTCTTGTACTCAGACGTTGGAAACGCCACCTGCAAGGCTGCATAAACCATATCCCGCAACAGCGCCGTCACCCGTTTGCCTTGCTGCTCAGCCATTTTTTCCACAAGCTGGTAGCGGTGCTTATCCAGCAGTAACTGGCAATAAAACTTCTGTCCGTGCTTAAGAGGCATCACCCTGCGGTCTAGTCTGCTACACAATAGCACCGTGTACCACAGTATCAGCCCCAGCGCACGTCCTCATCTACCTTTTTCCGCCACGCACCGAGCTGAGCCTTCCGACTTGTACGGCGAGTGGCCGTACAGCCCTTTCTAATTTCCCTAGCCCAAGCCAAAAAACCGGCCATACGCTGGAGATCAGCAGTACGAGCCTGCCGAATCTCCGCATACAGCCAGTCCAAAACAATCTGCCTACCCGTGCGGCCTGGACTCATGCATCTCAACCTGAGACTTCGGTGATTTTGATGATTGTCGCTTTGGGAAAACAGGCCAATGCTGATTGCATAGCCATGTATGAACTATCAGCCTCCACAGTATGAGTATGTATTGGGCCCTGCTTGGGACGTAGTAATACCTGGTAATACCTCATTTGGCCTCGTTCCATGACCCTCCTACTTTTGCCTCGGCTAGCGGTGGAACATCTCCAAGCCATTCTGCTTCGGCATCTTCCATGACGCTGGCCAACTGGAGCGCCCAAGTTTCAGCATGATCCTCCCGCACTATCAAAACCACTTCGTCATGTATCACACCAGCTAGGCGCACGATCTCTTCACCGTCTGCCTGGAGCAGTGGCCACAGTTTGCCGAGCGTCCGCTTGAGAACCGCTGCGCCAGCACCCTGGATCGGAGTGTTGCAGCGCGTGGTGAGTTTGTTGTGTTCGCCCGGAAGAAACCGCCGGAACCCGGAGTGACGAATGAAGATAGGGGCAAGGCCCGAAGCTGCATTAGCCGCTGCAGCATTATCCCGCTGCCACTTGCTGATGCCCTTGTAAGCAGCGTGAAATTTTTGCCGAATTTCTGCCGCTTCATCCAAATCCATCTGGATCCCCATGGCCGCCGCGTAATTACGCAACCCTTTTGCGCCGCTTCCATACAGCAAACCGAAGTTGGCCGACTTAGCAATTTGTCGCTGATCTTTTGTGACATTTTCTTCATCAACCCCATAAATCTGCATCGCGGTAAGTGTGTGCAAGTCCGTCCCCTGCTGGAACGCCTTGATCATCAGTTCGTCATTCGCCTCAGCTGCTGCCAGCCTCAGCTCCATCTGCGCATAGTCCGCAACCACCAGTTTGAATCCCTTGGGCGCCTGTACACATGCCCGAAACCTTGAATCTCTCGGTATTTGCTGGAGGTTGGGGCTCATGCACGACATACGTCCCGTATCAGCCCCAAGCTGCAAATAACTAGCCCTAATAAACCCATCTTTATCTATATTTTTCATCAAAGTTTCAGCCATCTGCCTACGCTTCTCCAGCCTCTTCCACCTCAAATACTCAGCAATAACAGGATGATCTCCCGCATATTCTTCCAGCGCTAATTTGCTGGCACTAGGCTTACCAGTCTTCTGATTGACTGGTGCTTCTCCAAGCAATGCAGTGAACTTTTTAAGTAGTTGAGCCGGACTATTTAGATTGAAAAACTCTTTTGTTCCAGCGCGGTCAGCATCTTCTTTTTTATACAAGATAATGCCATGTTCAGGGGCTCTGGGTAACTTGTGATCATCAGGTAAAGCAGCATCAAAATTAGTGATAAAAGTTTCTCCCGCCTCAAAGTGATCATCGTCCAGATCATCAATCAATTTGTCCAAATCAGCCTTGTTAAACGGCAACCCAGTCCGCCAAAGCTGTGCCATCGAGTGTAAAGCTGCACACTCTAAAAACCAAGCTTTATGCAAACACGCTGACGCCATGCGCTGGTTTATCGGCCCATCCAACTGCACCAGCAGATCAACATCCTTAGCCGCATACTCAAGCTGTTCTGGAGTTAAATCACCAGACCAGTCACTTCGCTGCTGTTCTTTAGAAATAGTCAGCGACAAATACCGCTTAACTACTTGCTCCAAGCTATTTTTGACGTTTGGCATCCCATTAGTCAGGATGCGACTTGCCAGCATGGTGCACAGAACCTTGCCCTGTGGATAAATGCCATGCTCCTGGAGCCAGCCAAGATCAAACACAGCATTGTGCGCCAGCCAAAACCGCTCCTGATTAAAGAGCGCCTGGAGCGCATCCCAGCCATTGTCTTCCAGCTCCCAGCAATCAATAACAACTGGCAGCCGATCTAGCGCTCCGAACTGGAGCAGTCGCATCCCTCCAGCAACTGGCTGAAGACCGGTGGTTTCACAGTCGAATGCCACTGTTGCAGCATTTTGCATCGAGCTGATGTGCTCTATACCAAATAGGTAGTTCATTGTTCAGGAGTGCAGTGCTTGATGTTGTTGCCATGCAGCCGTGTGCATCTCAGCCATGGTGATACCAGGCTCTTCTGCATATTGAGGCGTTGGGTCGTAATCCAGATACTCGTCCAGAGCAGCCAGCGCTTCCTCAACCGCACTAATCAAATGAAAATCGTAATCATAAATGTCAGCAGTTTCCTCACTTGCCGCAATAGCAGCAAGCTCTTTTCGGATCAGTTCCAGCCTGGAGTGAGTGCGAACGCGGTAGGGAAAATGAGTCGAGAAAAATTTCAGATGATCTGACATGGAATTTTGGGGGTGTGTGCCTCTGTGTGGGCTTACCGGACTACTGTACTACATCTCCTAGCTACCGGGCCTCGAACAGGACACACTCTGTAGCAAAGTCGTCCCCAGCTTCCGGGAACTCAAAGCCACACTGGTCGTGTTTCCAGTTCTGGCACTCCCGGCAGTACAGCATCTTGCCCACGCGAGGCGGGTGCAACTCCCAGTAGACGTCCTTGTACATCCGCCCGGTCTGGATCAGCGAGATGGCCTGGCGCGTAATGCCGTAGATCGCTGCAAGGTTGCGCTGGGGTAGCTCGGACTGGATAATTGCGCGAGCGTCTTCACGCGAAAGACGACGCCAGGCATCACTCCGCCCAGCTTGCGTATCCCACTTGGACCGATAAGGACGCCCCTCATTTTCCTTGGTGAAGACAGTCCAGCGGTGTGAGCACACATTGCACTGGAGCCGCCGCCTCCGCTCCCCCCTGACTGTCATCCGAGTGTCCTTGATGGTCCACTCCTGCATCCCACACTGCTCGCATTTAGTCATTGTTCTGTTCAGGGCTGGAATAAACTCTTTTATGGCCGTACTTTGGCCACCGCATGTTTTCCGTGTAATCAATACCGCGCTGAGCTAGGGCATCCATAGCCAACTTGCTACGAAAACTCCTGGCGCGTGAAACAAAACTACCAATATCAATGTCCTTGTAGGTTTCTGAGTTTTTAGGCAACCGACCGTAAAACTCAATAAATTCCGCCACAAGTTCAGCCTTAGCCTGGCTTTCTGCGTGTTGCTTGGCGTACCTAGTCACAGGCACCCTCCAGCTCGTCGGCGATGGCGAGGAGTTCGGCGCGGGCCTCTTGCAGTGCTATCGCTTGGTAATCGCTGCCAAGCAGCGCCAACGGCACTTCCGGTATCACCTGATCCGCAGCAGCTCGCAGGGCGGCAGCGGCAATGGCTTCAGCGTCAGGTGATTCAGCCACATTGATTGCTGCATCCAGCACTGCCTGCGCGGCGAAAGATAACGCTGGGCCAGTACCGTGTCCGCATAGTAGCAGAAGCCGTTCATGTTCTTCGTTGGAAATGTTTTCCATAAATTGTTCAGTCATCGATTTGCTCCAGTGCGCGGCGGATGGTGTCAAAATCCCGCATCATCTCATCCCCATTGGTATGTGCATTGGTTGTAAATCTGCCCATCGCACCTAGGGCTTGCTCTTTCAGGCTGGGCGAAGTCAAAGTTTTAATGACGGAATCGTAAATACCGGCTCCTAGTTCAAGTCGTTCAACTCTTGAGCGAAGTTCAAGGAGGCAACAAGCATCCTCGCTTTCAGGTGCAAACTTTTCTTGCACTTCCCACTGCTCGGGCGTTGCTTTGTACTCAGTCATCGAGTTGCTCCAGTGCGCGGCGAAGTAGATCAAGATCTTCCACGTTCAACCCGTGCTCAACCTCAAGCAACGCAAACGCCTGCTCTTTCAAGCTCGGCGGCTTGGGGCGGCGGGCGGCGCGGATTTGACGGGCAAGCCCCCAACCGCTGTTGATCTCTTTATCCAGCCACTCACAGCACGCCTCCAGCTCCTGGTCGGCGCCCCATTGGGCGGCGCGAGTTGCAAGAATTGAAACCAAGGAGTAAGCCACGTCGGGCTTGTGATTGGTCTCGGCTGTACGGCACCACTGCTGCACCAGCTCCGGCGGTGGGGTGATTGGGTGTTGGTTAGTCACTGTGTTGTTCCTCAAGTTTGGTAATTAGACGATTCAAATACCAGCGAGCTTTTTGTAGATCCTCAACCGGATCTTTTTTCACCCAGCATCTTTCGACGTATTTGAGGATTTGCCACTGGAGCCCGCCCAAGATAGGATCAGGCGCAAAACGAACGGCATCCTCAATTTTGTCGATAACTTCAAATTTCCTATCCTTGGCATAGTGGGATGGGGAGTTAACAGCATCACTCATAATTTGGAAGCAGTTACTGTTTTGTCGTTGTTGTAGCGGCCAGTAATTGAATAATCACGCACTGGAGTTTGCGACATACGATGGAATACAATCTGCCCAATACGCATCCCAGGCCAAATAGCAACAGGGTGCATAGAACGTGCATTTTGCAGCTCCAACGTAAGTTTGGACCCACTCCAGCCGGGATCACAATATCCAGCCATCAGATGCTCAATACCTGATCGAGCCCTGGAACTTTTCAACGCAAACTGCCCAGCAATGTTGTTAGGCAGAAAGAACGTTTCCTCAGTACAAGCCAACACAAATTCGTGGGGCTGCAGATAAAACGGTTCTGCTTGCGTATGTCCACCGATGTCAATAGAAGTCATGGTAGACCACTCGGCCACTTCTACCATCAAATCACAGCCCAGTCTCACATCGAGACTCGCTGGATTCACCAGGTTTGGATCGTAAGGAGTCACAAGGCCCTGCTCACACAGGGCCCGGATCTCTGCATCACAGAGAATCATGCTTCCGTCTGCTGGAGTTGAACATGACCCCATGTCTTGCCGTATTTAATGGCATTGATGGTGGTCACATGCACCTTGTACAGCTGCGAGATCGCACCAGCCTTTTCACCAGCAGCCAGCCGCCGCTTGATCTCCAGCACCTTTTTCTCAGTCAACGAAGCCCTCGACTTGCGGCGAGACTTACGAGACTTGGTTTGAGACTGCGGCTTGTCGGCTTGAGGCAGTACGGATTTAACTGGAGCTGGAGTTTCCAGTTGAACGGTCTGGGCACCAGAAATGATGTACGTGATGTTGTCCAGAGCAGTCGTGATCTCGGTCACATAGGAAGCCAGTTGATGGGCTTCACGATCAGAAAGAAGAGTAATCATGGTTGAGTTGTGAACGGGTGGAGTGTACAAGAGAAGAGTTACATGCTGTTCTTCTCCACAAGGATGGCAGCCTGGAAATAGCTGGCCACTTTCATGCGGTGAAAAATCTGCCCTGACTCTGGAGACTTGCGATTGTCGGTTTGGGCATAGTCATGGCGAGCATCACTAAGCGCCGAAAGCGTCTCGATATTGAGAGTTTCCAGATCCACATCTGACAACTCTTTAATATCCTCCAGTGAAAGTGTTCTACCAAGAAGGTAAGACTTAAAAAAGGGCTGATTAGTGCTTTGCATCATCGAATTGGTTCTTTAGATCTTGTACAACAGAATTGGGTAGCTTGAGAATCTCGGAAATTGCCAAGCGTGCCAGCTTCTGGCTATCCACAGTATCAGCCATTTCAAACTTGGCGATCATGTGGTGGAGCAGCTGGGACAAATTTTTAGGCTTGACCCAGCTGGTGTCCGAAGGGATCGGCTCAGTGCCGTAGGACCAGTCATCGTAGTCCTCGTCATTGCGCAGATCCCTGGCGCTACTCGCTCCAATCCGACGTGTCCACCAGCTCCCAGTTGTCGATTTTTTCGGCAAGCAGTCGTTTGAGTCCAGCATCGGTTGCAGGGATCACGTCCTCTTCAGAAAAGTAGAAGGAGCCTCTGCACAAGGCAGGGCAATACTCTTCTGGGTCGTCCATAGTCTGCCGCGCTGCGATTGCAGCGTCTTCAACAATGGCCTCAACAGTACAAATGTTGTCATGGCTAAAGCTAATGTCGTAGATCTCCAGCACATCAGGGTTCATTTGACCTCCTGGCGGATGGTTGCTGCAAGGTCGTCCATCCAAGTGTCCCATGACATCTTAAAAAATTGTTCCATGTCAGTCAGTTGCTTGAGGTTGTGCTGGTCGTAGGCGCTATCCAAGCCGTGCACAGCATTTTCAGCGATGCGCTGCTGGATCACCAGGGACGCATAGCGGACCGTGAAATACCACGGGCTTAGCTTTTCGTTCGGAACTTCAGTCATGGTGTAGTACAGAGAAAAGGTGAGAAGCTCTCGCCCCTCACCAGTAGTGTTACACAGAATGACCCCAGGGGCAAGTGTGCCAGTTACAAAAGTACACACGCCCAAAGCATGAACGCTGAAAAGCCTTGCAGCACAAGACTTCTCAGCGATTCGATGAGTAACATAAGAATTTTTATGTTAGTTGCCCATCGGTTGGAACCCCCAGCTCCTCGGGCTCGTAGGTGGTGAGCACGCAGACATCAGCGCCACGCCGCAGGGCTTGCCCCACGGTGTAGCGGAAGATCTGCTCGGCATCCGGGCACTCCTCAATCTGGAACTCATCCACCTCGACAGCCCGGCCCTTTTTGAACCAGGCAAGCCGCACCACCGAATGGATGCCATCCGGCGTGGGGCCAGTGGTAAAGCCCAGGACTGGAACCCTGCTGGGCTCACCAGGGCGTTTTGGTTTCAACGTAGCCACGGGTTCTCTCCAAAGTAGCCAGGCGGCTACTTGAAGCAGCCCCAGGAAAAAGTTAGGTGGTTTAAGCACAAAATGTTTACCCGTTGGTGTTTCTACTACGTATGTACTCTAATTGCGCAATAAACGACTCGGCATATTTTTGATACTCTGGATGCTCAGGCGTCCAGCAATTTTTTGATAGTAGTTCATAAACAGTTTTACAGTTTGGGCATATACTCTTTTTGTCTTCACGCTGTTCAACTTTTAAAAAATCATCACGTCTTACTCCTGATGTAGCATTAAAAACACGGGCAAGTAAGGCACCAAATTCGCTACTAATAATATATTTTTTATTACGTGTTTTGTCTGCCATAATAGTTAAATTAGAAATATCAATAGAATTAGCATAATTAACAACAAAGGCGCCATTTAAAGCTGAGGCACGTTCGCTCCTGTACAAAGAAGGAGTATTTATTAGTTCAACTGCTGCTAATGCAAAAAAGTAATACACATAAGGTTTTGCTGCTGTATGCCTTTCGTACTGAACACTTTTTTTACTGGTGCAGATAGTTGTATGTCCTTCAATTGTGCGGATGTATCTATTTAAAACCCCAGATTTATTCCTGTAACTCCAGTCATATTCATCCTTAAAAACTTCATGGTTTTGATCTGGATAGTTTTCAAAATCATTTATCCAATCCCAACTAACCCATTCTGCTGGGACGTGGTAGGTCTGCGTTGCGTAATCAAAAGTAAGCTTGGGAAGCATCTGAAGATGCGGCTATTCGCCGCTGCGAGAGAGCGGTGGATCAGTCAGAGGTAGTCGTTGCAGCGACTACCTCATAACGTTTTTAGATCCTTTAGGAATCTAGCCGAAGAGGCGGTCTAGGTCAATCCCAAAACGTGGAGGCATCACGGAATTGTTGTTCCACCTGAACATCCGTGTTCACCCCTATTCCCTTAAAACCCCTGTCAAAAGTCATTTCGCTTGCGCCGGAAGGGTTCTCATTGACAAACGGTTTTGTCAAAAGTCCCCCTTTGTCAAAAGTCCCAGGGCTTTGGGGATCCAGCTCAGGACTTTTGACAAACTCGGACTTTTGACAAAACGCTTTGTCAATCGAATCCGTTCCAGTGCAAGGGTTTTGGTCTTTTGACACACACTCCACGGACTCCCCACGCGCGTGTGCCCTCTGACTGAAAGGCACTGGAGCATTTGTACCAGTAGCTCTGTAGTAGATAGGGGGTCTACCGGAAACAACTAGATCGGCTGGAGCAGCGCACCGCTCGATCAGCATCTGGGACTCCAAACGCTGGAGCGCATACCGGATAGCCCGCTTACGGTGGTCGCCGCCTACCTCGCTCGTTTCCAACAGCTCAGAGGCACTCCAAGGCCGCCTTTGCTCCCGCATGACCTTGAGTACCCCAAGCATGTACTCGGTGGGGCTGTCGGCCTTCAAACGGGTCTGTAGCTCCGGCATAGGGCTGATCTGGTACGTGTAGTCCGTGCGCAGGGTGAAGACCATCTGCTGGCCCTCTCGGTCATCCCTGGACTTTTCAACCGTGACCACCCTGCTGTTGAACTCCAGCTGAAGCTCAGCCAGATCCTTCACCTGAGGCCGGACCATATTCCAGGTCTCATCAACGGCAGCCCGAATGGCGCTGGTGCCCCTGAAACTGCCGTTTTTGTTGTTGTGGTGTATGACAATAATTGTGCATTGATGAAAATCCACGCCGTTACGCCTAGCCAACCGCTTTAAAGGCATGGCATATTCACGCCTATTTTCCTCATAAGGATTGGAATCATTGCAACCATCAAGGCTGTCGATAATCACCAAATCGTATTTATTGGCGTTTTGCAGTTTGCAAAAACGTCGATACCATTGCATGTCCCACTCAGGAACAACATCTACACCCTCATTAACTCCAATCAAATGAAATGCACGACGTGTAGTTCTGGCGCTCTGATCACCGTTTAACCACAGACATTTTCCGATTGGCACATCAACCAAACCACCATGAACATTAAAAGCAATACCCTTAGACACATGCTTACAAAGTGTCATACACATTGCAGATTTACCTGTTCCCCCATCCCCATGGAGAAGGAGCAACCAAGGTTTAGGCAGTAAACCAGGAATCATGTAATCAAAGTCGCTGCAGTCCAACTGGGACACATCAACTGGCTTTGAACCATTATTCCGTTCGTAAGTAAGGTGAGCATCAATCAGGCGATCAATAGCCATGGCACCTTCACGGCGCCCACCTTCCAATGCAAGGATCGTTTTGGCTTGATCAAGCAGTGCTGGATTTTCAATGGTCTCTTCAAGTTTCAGCGCCTTGGCAATAAGCGCTTCACCCGCCAAGTAGTCCTGGCGATACCTAAGAGGACTCGCCTCAGCGCCCTCAACAATTTTCCGCAAATCCTCTGAAAGCCAAGCCCTTCCTGGAATCTGCTGGTCCGCCATCCAGAACAAAGTTCCCAGGCTGACTGGCCCTTTACGAAAGGACTTCCAAACGTCTTCACAGGGATTGCCATTGGACCACTCCTGTGAAAATTCTGGATCTTCTGAAGACCAAGCGGACCAGAGGGTTAGGCCAAGGTCAGTCGGTAATTCAGAGTGGATCGCCATTCCCACCTTCACCCAGTGATCACGGCTGCCGCCGCCCTGCCCCGGAATCACCTTCAACGCCGACTGAATAATCTCAGCCACCTCAGCTGGATCCCGATCTGAAAAATCCAGCGCCTTGCGGTTCTTGATAAAGCCGCCGTCCTGAATCTCCTTACCGGCGTGATCACGCATCTCGGCAAGCAACCACTCAGGGGCTTCAGGAATAACCTCCAGATCACCTTCAAACCCGTACTGACCTTCTGGTGCCTTCCCATCATTAGAGCCCGGATAAGCCCCGTAGATGACGCCCTGACGGCCCCAGAGCACCTCGTAACCAGCGCCGGTATCCGACAGTCCAAAACCCTTCACCAAGCCCCACAGAGCCTCAGGGACGCGGAAGAGGTACTTCGCAGCATTCGCTTTCGTCGAAGTGACAACTGGAGCACCATCCAGGGAATCTCCCCACTTTTTCTTGAGACGGCTGAGATTCCGATCTACGTCAAGAATCACGAGTCCCATGCTGCGACCGCCCGTAAAGACGCCTACCGCTTGGAAAACATCAGGCTTCCGCTCGATCTGCAACGCCACATCCGATGGCGCCATCACCTGATGGTGGCTGCGCTCTAGCGGCGTCTTGCCCTTCGAGATTTTCCCGGACTGGAGCGCACAGTCCTTGGCGTAAATCGGCGCGTAAGCAAATCCAGCCGGCAACTGACGAACAAACGCCAGCAACTCTTGCGACTTCTGGGACACAGTGTTAGACTCCTACAGAACATTGGAAAGCCACACCCCGGAGGCCTAGGCCCCTGGGGTGTTTTTGTATGGTAGCCAGGTGGCCACCACCGTGCTAGTGTGTCACAACCGGCAGGACAAAACCTGCTGGAGCAAACCCTAGATCCCCCATCATGGCTTTTCTTTCCAAGTCCGCCACAGCGGCCATCAGCACCAACTCAAGTGGCGGCGGCTACCTGAACCTGAGCAAACTGCCCGACAAAGGCTCTGTCCGCATCACGGTACTAGCCGACCAACCCCTCGAATACTTCGAGACCTGGGGCACTCTTGATGGAGCATCCAAACCCTTCCGCTTTGGCTACGAGCCCACTCCCGACGACATTGCAGCTGAACTGGGTGACTACGAGGCCCGCGAAGGCCGTGGAGGCCCCGGCACCGTGGACATTAAGTTTTGCATCAGCGCCCCCGTCTTCAACTACGACACCGGCAACGTCCAGGTCTGGAGCATCAACCAAAAAACCATCCTGAAGGAACTGGATTCCATCTCCCAAATGGATGACTACGACAACGATCTCACCAGCATCGACCTAATCATCGGCAAAGAGATCCAAGCCAACGGCATCCCCAAGTACACGGTCCGCCCTGTACCCAAGAAAAAGGGCAGCCAAGAGCACGTCGTAGCCGCCTGGGTCGAAGCCCAAGAGGCAGGCTTTGACCTGGAACGCCTCCTTACCGGCGCCAACCCTTTCAAGGCTGGTTGAGATGACCGAAGTTAGAAAGTGTTACACCTGCCAATGGGGCTGGTACTTTGCTTCTGGAGACAGAGACCCTTTAACTCTCCACGGAGAGTGCCACCGTCACGCACCAATCCCTAAGGCAGAGGACACCGGTTGCTACATAGCAAGCTGGCCCTTTGTCAAAGGCACAGACGGCTGCGGTGATTGGATTAGTCGTTTTGTTGATAACTAACAGTTATTCAGCATCTGCATAACAACCGCCCCCTCTAGCCAAGGGGGCTTTTTTATGGTATTGTTAAATGGGGAAATAGTATCTAATGCCTTCTGCACAAGACACACTAGCAACACTAAGGCGCTGGAACCTTGTGCAGGACAACAGCGGGCCCCACCGAACGTACTATTTAGCCTCGAACCCCAGCGTCAAATACGCTAGTGTTACACACATCCTAAAAGAAACCAGCGACACCACCGGGCTGGTGCAATGGGAGAAACGGCTTGGCGCTGTAGAAGCCGCCAGCCAACGTAATACCGCCGCAACACGCGGCAACATGGCCCACTCCCAGGCCGAATACTTGCTCAAGACCGCATCTGCACTGGCGCGTCGAGCAGCAAACAAGCGCACCATCAAATTCGACGACCGAGGGCTGGCACAGATTCCCCCAGCCCTAACCAAGTGGGCCCTAAACCGCATTCACGCCAAGCTTCCACCAGTTGGCTGGAGCGCTGCTGGATATGCGCGAGGCCTATCCCAATGGATCGTCGATAATGTTACACAAATCCATGCCAGCGAATTTTCCATTCACCACCCAGCCGGCTTTGCTGGTACGTGTGATGGCCTGATCGACATCAACGGAAAGTTGTTCGTAGCCGACTGGAAAACCACAGCCCGCACCAAGGTGCTGGATCAGGACCACCAGTACGTCCACCAGCTTGGAGCGTACAGCCTGGGCCTCCAGCACCTCACCGGCCTCAGACCCCAAGGCGGTGTCATTGTGCTGGCGCGTCGGTGTGGAGCCCCCCAAGTGCACATGCTGAACCAGGACGAGCTGGTACTAGCCGAGGATGCCTACCTAGAGAGGGTTAAGCTGTACTACACTAGCCTCGAAGAGAAATCCCATTCATGCTGACTCTGATTGCCCCGATTTTGATTGCACTGGAGCCCATTCAAAAGGTCGGCACCTGCCCCACCGGCTGGTACACGTCTGGCTCGTACTGCATCCCCAGCACTAAAACCAGCCCGCCCCTCATTCAAAAGGAATCAACCTGCCCCCTCGGCTGGTACACCTCCAGCGACTACTGCCAAAAAAGTAGATAGCCGGGTACATTAGATAGACTTCAACAGAACATGCAGTTTGTGACTGGCACAATGGAAGAACTGGCGCCCGATAGTGTCGAGCAACAGTCCACAGAGATCGTTAAAAAGACAACCGTCGCCAACGATCCCACCAAACGCTTCAGTAAAGGCCGCCCAATCAACAACGCTCAGATGGAGGAGCGTGTTAATGCGGCCTACACCATGATGCTCAGCGGTGGAAGTCGTCGAGAAAACTGCCAGGCGTTGGCAACAAGGTATGGAGTTAGCTTCAGACAGGCCGAAAACTACGTTCATGCGGCCAATGAGTTGATGAAGAATGATTTTGCTGGAGATCGCCAGCAACTTCTAAACCAAGTGAACAACATGCGTATGCACGCTGTTAAAAGGGCACTAAAGAAAGGTAACTTACAGGTGGTGGCGCATCTGCTGGATAGTTTGGCCAGAGGAGCTGGAGAGGGGACTGTGGAAGTTAATGCGGCCCAAGTTCCAATGCTCAGTATCACCATTGATGACAAGCGGGCTGGATCTTTGAAATCAGCTGAGGCAGAAGCCATTCATATGCTTGAAAGTGCCGGAATTGATTTGAATAGTGAAGATGAGTAATAAAGATTATCAATAAACTTTTAATAAAAGTATTATTCATAATTTGCATTCATAGCCTTGTAAAACCCATTCATGCTGGCTCAAAACCCATTCATGGCTCGCCCAAAACCCATTCATAGGCCTGCCCAGGCTCCTGGCGGTCTGACTGAGCTGGAATGGCTGGCGTATCTGCGGTGGTATCGGGAGGGTGTGGAGAGGGGGCAGCTGCTGGCCAGCGATGCTGTGCCGCCACAGAAAAGCCCAGGGAGTGAGCCTGGGCCGTGGTGGGTGTTGGTGGGAGGCTAGGCGGCTGGTGCCTTGGGTCGCTTGCGAGCGATTCCGGCGTCCCGGCGCTTGGGTCGTTTGGTTTTCTGCGCGGCGTTTTCGTTTTCCACAGAATCAGCCTGTGGAAAACTGCCAGCCTTTAGGACCGCTTCAACCGTCAGGGTTTGATGCGAGACCTTGGCGCGGTCCAACACTTCCTGGAATGCGGTGGCCTTTCTGAGCTGGACTTGCTTGGCCACGAGCATGGGCAAGGTCTCAAGATTCCAACGACTGGCGCCGATCTTAGAAGCCTCGCTGCGATGCTCTGACAGCCACGCAAGAACGGAATCATCGCAGGGATGATTGGTGGCAAGCCAATAGGAATCTTGCCACGTGATCACAAGCTGGCGTTTCTCGGCTCTGGCTTGTTCCCGCGCATCGGAAGCGGACTGGCGCCTCTCTTTCTGTGTGACCCATTCGCCTCCGCTCATGGCTGCACCTCCGGCAGCACGTAGCAGGCTTCGGATTGTTTCCAGTAACCCCACCGCTCAAAGCTGGAGAGTTCACCGCAAATACGGGGCCGCCAGTCTGCCGTGCGGCTGGAACGTTTGCGGCCCCAGTTGCAGTCAGCGACACGGTAGGCCCCCCACCAAAACTCTGCCCCTATGGGCAAAGCGGCAAAGCTTGTTTGTGTGTAGTTAGGTTGCATGGCCGGGATTGGCGAGAATGCTCGGCCATCGTATCAGCCGATCGGGCCCGGACAAGCCAGCGAGCCGATTTGTTAAGTAGCACAACAGCGGCCAGGGGTTGGCGCGTGCTGGCTCTAGTGTTGCCGAGACCATTAAGGCAAACAAGCCATGGCATACAAAGAACCCCGGCTACGGCCGCAACGGTTTTTAGGTTTGAGCTGGGAGCAGATAACCTCCCAGCTTCAGGGATCAAACCGACAGCAGGCTTTAGCCATTTGGGAATGGTCAGCTGTTCGGTTCAGCTCCCTAGGCACAGCTCAGGAGAAGCATTTCAAACGCTATGGAGCAGCTTCCACCTATGCGCGCGTGGATAAAGTCCGAGCATGGCTGGGACTCTAGCCTCTCAATGTGACTGACTGTTAAGCGGGGGGCTGGCCATTCGGCCGGCTCTGCTGTAGTATTTCACCAAGCCCACCCATAGGCAACTTTCCAATGATCCACTACAGCACCGAAGCCCTGGCCCACTTCCCGTGGGTTGCCAGCTGTGACACACTGCGCACCGAAGACCTGCTGCCCAAATTCTGGGGAGTTGCTGAAGCCTTGGCCCTGGCAGCAAACAAGCCGGAGGCCATCGCACCTAGCACGCTTGCCAGCCTGACAAAGCTGGTAGGCGAAGACTCTAGAGAGTCTGACTGGAGCGATGAGGAAGCCTGCCAGACTTTAGAGGAACTGACCGAAGCCCTGCAAGAGCTGGCCCCAATCGGCTTCAACTTTGGCAGCCAGGAAGGGGACGGCGCTTGTTTTGGTTTTTGGCTTGACGAGAGCTGGGCCGAAGCCCTGAAGCTGTTCGGCTTTGGCAACGGTAACCCGACAGGTTGGGCTGAGCTAATTGCAAGGCTTGACGCTGACGGCATTGATCCTGAGACCGTAGAAGACTCCTACTGCGGACAGGCGGAAGGCTGGAGCGAGGATAAAGCCGGCGCCGACTATGCGCAGCAGCTGGCCGATGAACTAGGCGTCAAGCTTGAAGGCTGGCCGCTGAGTTGCGTTGACTGGAAGGACGCCTGGCGGGAATTGGAGATGGGCGATGGCTACCGGCTGCACAGCATCGGAGGCGGCGACTGGCTTGTTTTTAGGTCAGTCTGACCGCCTGACTTTCGCCTCTTTCCCTTCGCACCCAGAATTGCGGCCCTTCGCAACTGCCTACAGCTTGTGGAAAAAAAGTTTTCCACAGGTTTTTCCACAGTTTTTCCACAACCGCGAACCAAACCATGAACAACACCAACCGCGCCACGCTCGCCAGCATCACCGCGACCATCGGCCTAGGCCTATGGCTAGGACTGGCGCTCTCAGCCCAGACGCGCGAGTTGATGGCCAAGTGCAAGCAAGGGCCCGACCCGGCGGCTTGTGAGTTGCGGCTCTTGGGTCGCTAGCAATTATGAAGAAATATCAACAGCCAGCCAATTAGCTGGCTTGTTCTGTGATACAGTTTCCAAGCAACCAAGGGAAACCAACCCATGCAAGTCTTCAGTTTTTATCAGGTCTCAGCAACCTACAAATCAGAGCACCAGGCACACGGTGTGATCGGTTGCGGCACGCTATGTTCAACCAAACAACAAGCTAAAGAAGAAAAGATAAAATACAAATCAGACCCTAAGATTGCTTCGGTTAAGATCACACACAAGAGATACGAGTATCGATAACTAAACGGCCTTTATTGCTTCCAACCTTCCCCCTCGCCGATCAAAAACGGAGGGGGTTAGGTTGAATTTTTGCGCGTGGCAAGCGCTGCCCAGGGAACCTACTGACATATTCGCATTTTTCTCTACTGTTACACACCTCCTAGGGGTAGGGGTCGAGTTTCTGTACTACACTGCAGGCCAGCCCCAAAAATATATGCACACCGGACCTAATTTGAGCCTTCGTCATGCACAAGGCGAGGTATTTTCAAGCCGCAAACGTTTTCGCGTGCTGGTTGCCGGCCGCCGTTTCGGCAAAAGCTACCTCTCATGTATCGAATTGCTGCGTGGGGCGATCGAAAGGCCGGGCGAAACATTCTTCTACGCGGCCCCTACATACCGGATGGCGAAGGACATTGCCTGGAAAGTAATGAAAAAGCTGGTCCCGAAGGCGTGGATCAAGAGCAAAAACGAGACCGACCTGAAAATCGAACTCGTAAACGGCTCAACGATCGAACTTAAGGGCACCGAAAACGCCATGGCCCTCCGAGGGCGCAGTTTGGCTGGCGTGGTGCTGGACGAAGCTGCATTTATGGACCGTGAGGTCTGGTTCGAGGTCATCCGTCCCGCATTAGCCGACAAACAGGGCTGGGCCCTCTTCATCTCCACCCCGGATGGCACCGCCAGTTGGTTTTACGACCTCTGGTGCTATGCGGATAGCGGCGACGAGAACTGGGCCCGCTGGCAATTCACCACCGTGCAGGGCGATAACGTCCCCGCCGAAGAAATCGAAGCCGCCCGCGGCCAACTCGACGCCCGCACCTTCCGCCAAGAGTTCGAGGCCAGCTTCGAGAACCTAAGCGGCCTGGTCGCCATCAGCTTCTCGGACGCCAACATCGACAAAAACGTCCAAGATTTGCCAGTTCTACCACTTTTGCTGGGGGTGGACTTCAACGTGGACCCTATGTCTGGCGTCTGCGCCGTCAAAAAAGGTAGCGACCTTTGGGTATTCGACGAAATTGTGATGACTGGTGGCGCCACCACCTGGGATTTCTGCGAAGAAGTCCAACGCCGCTACGGCGTGGAGCGTCGCATCATCGCCTGCCCCGACCCCACGGGTGGCGCCCGCAAAACCAGCGGCATCGGCGTCACCGACCACACCATCCTAAAACGCTCGGGCTTCACCGTTTCCAGTCCCCGCGCCCCCTGGAAAATCCGCGACAAGATCACCTGCGTCAACACCGCCCTCCTCGACGCCACTGGAACCCGCCGCCTCTTCATCCACCCCAACTGCAAAGAACTCATCAAATCCCTCCGCACCCTTACCTACGCTCCAAACACCGGCCTCCCCAATAAAAACCTAGGCGTAGACCACAGTTTCGACGCGCTGGGATACCTCTGCCTCCAAGTCTTCAACCTCGCCAAACCCGAAAACATCGGCAAAACCAGCTATCGTGTCTACTAGCTGGAGCAATTAGATGGCTAAAAAACCTACCAAAGCGCAGAAAAAGACCGCCAAAGTCATGCGCGAGTTTGGCAAAGGCGAACTCCACTCGGGCAGCAAAAAAGGCCCCCTGGTAACTTCCCGCAAACAGGCCATCGCCATTGCACTGAGCGAGGCTGGCATGTCCATGCCTAAGAAAAAGCCTGCCGCCAAAAAAGGTAAGAAAAAATGACCGTTGACGGCGGCATCATTTACGACGGTGAACTAACCACCTGGAACCTCGGATCTCGCACATCCGTCGGCTTCTTTCCGATCAACGAAGCCGTTGCCTTGAACTGGGCCATCCAAGTAACGGTTAGCGGCCTTCTGGGTGGCGGTAAACAAGCCGTCTTCGACTTTGACGGCAGCCTCGATGGCATCAACTGGGGTCACCTTACCGTCGTCACCAAACACGCTGGCGCAAACACCATCAGCGATGACGGCACCGTGATGTACTACGTGCAAAACCAGCCAAACCGTTACATCCGCGTCCATCTTCTCGACCTCGTAAGCACCACCACCGCTACCGTTTCTTGCGTGCTTGGAGCGATGTGATGGGCACTCGTATCTGCCAAGGCGGCTGCATCCACATGGAAGTGGACGCCCAGACTCGGATGACCGAGGCCACCTTCGTCTTCATGACCCCGAACGATCCCGAAGATTTCGCCAGCCTCATGTCACGCCTAGCCGCTGGCATCGAAGTGCTAATCGAAGTGGAGGACGAAGATGATTGACTATCGCGGCGAAAAATTTGACGGCTACAATAAGCCAAAACGCACCCCCAATCATCCCAAAAAATCCCACGTTGTCCTCGCAAAAGAAGGCGACAAAGTAAAACTTATCCGTTTCGGCCAACAAGGCGTCTCCGGCAGCCCCAAACACGCTGGAGAATCCACCTCCGACCGCAAACGCCGCGAAGCCTTCAAAGCCCGCCACGCCTCGAACATCGCCAAAGGCAAGATGTCTGCCGCCTACTGGGCAAATAAAGTTAAGTGGTAGTACAAATCTCAGCCCCTAGTCTGTCAAAATAGAAGCAATGTAGGAGTAAACACCGTGGTCTACAGCGGCAGCACCCCGTTCACGCAAGCTGTAGTCAGCGAATCTCCGTTCGTCCGGTCACTGGACGTGATCGGCATGACAACCAACTGGAACGTCATGGCCGCCGTCACCAACGGCACCGACTACATCCGCGACCTAGCCGACACCTACCTGCCCCAGGAACCCCGCGAGGACGACACCGCCTGGCAAACCCGCATCGACCGCAGCGTCCTCAGCCCCTACACCAGCCGCCTAATCGAAACCGCTGCTGGCGCCATCCTCCGCAAACCCATCCACATCGAAGGCGACCAGTATTGGCTGGATCTGGCCGAAAACATCGACGGCATCGGCTCCAACCTGAACGAGTACGCCCGCCGTACCCTTGTCAGCAGCCTGACCTTTGGCCATAGCGCCATCCTGGTGGACTACCCACCGATCGGCAACGCTCGCACGCTGGCCGAAGAACGCGCCTTGGGCCGCCGCCCCTACTTCATCCACGTCGATGCCCCCCAGATCTGGGGCTGGCGCCAAGCCTCCACGATGCCTGGCTCCCAACTCACCCAAGTCCGCATCCACGAGTACGCCACCATCCCCGTCAACGAGTTTGGCGAGGACCAGGTGGAGCAGATGCGTGTCATCTATCCCGGTCGCTACGAGCTGTACACACTCGGCCAAGAAGCCGTCGATATTTACGAGTCGGGCAACTACAGCCTCGACCAAATCCCCCTGGTCCCGATCTATAGCAACCGCCGGGGCATGTTGCGCTCCCAGCCCCCACTGCTGGACATTGCGAATCTAAATATCACCCACTACCAACGCCAAGCCGACCTTATTCACGCCCTCCACATCGCCGCCATGCCCACCCTCGTCCTTGAGGGCTGGGACGATACTACCGGCCCTGTGGCCATGGGCGTCAACTACGCAATTTCAATGCAAGCAGGCAACAAGGCCTATTACGTCCAGGCCGATGCCACCAGCTTCGACGCCCAAATGAAGGAAATCCAAGCGCTGGAGGCCCAAATGTCCACGCTTGGCATCACAAAGCTGTTTGGCCAGAAATTTGTTGCCGAGTCTGCTGAGGCCAAGCGCATCGACCAAGCCCAATCCAACTCCGTCCTCTCCATCGTCAGCCAAGAGCTGGAGAGCGGCCTCAACCAAGCCTTCGCCTTGGCCGCCCAATACGTGGGCATCGAACCCCCCGAAATCCACATCGACCGCGACTTCGACTACTACCGCCTGATCGGCCAAGACATTGCTGTCCTTAGCCAACTCAACTCCGCTGGCAAGATCAGCGACGCCATGCTGCTGGAGATCCTGCGCCGTGGCGAAATCCTGCCCGACGACACCAACATCGAAGAAGAACTCACCAATCTCCCTACCACCCAACTAATCGAGGCTGCCAAAACTCCCGAAATGCCTGGCGCTGAGGACGAAATCGGCCCCGAAACCAGCCCCGGCAGCTAATAATCCGCTGACGCAATGTACTTCTGTTGTAAACTACAACTGTCCATGTAACACATTGCTGTGCCTGAAACTCAACAAACGGAAGCAACTCCTGTGGAGCCAACCCCGTCCCAGCCTGTGGCTGAAGTGAGCAACTTTGAAGCGCAAATCGAGGCCCTCAAGGCCAAGAACGCCGAGCTAATCGGTGAGCGCCGCAAAGACAAAGAGGCACGCGAACAGCTCCAAGCTCAACTCGAAGAAATCCGGGTGGCGCAAGAGCAGGCCAAAACCCAGAAACTCGCTGAAACCGGCGAATACAAAACGCTCTGGGAAGAAGCCCAAAAAACTGTTGCTGAACTCAAGCAACAACTGTCCGAGAAAGAATCCACTATCGAAGAAATTCGCAGTGGCTTCACCAAAGAACAGATCAAATCTGCCGCCATCGCCCAACTTTCAAGCGCTGGTGCAGTTGCTCCCGAACAGCTCTATCGTTTGTTGCAGGAGAATCTTCGCGCCAAAGATGGACAGCCCGTGGCTGTCGCTGGAGGCGTCGAAGTTCCGGTTGGCGAATATATCGCCAACTTGAAAAATCCGGGCAGTGGGTACGAACATCACTTTTCGGCCACCAACCGCTCGGGTATGGGAGTTGCAGGCAGTGCCCGCCCCTCCGCCGTTCCAGGGCAAAACAACCCCTGGTCCAAGGATTCCTGGAACGTAACCCAACAAATGATCCTTCTCAGTAAGGATCCCGACATGGCCCGCCTCCTCAAAGCCGAGGCCGGCGTCTAGCCCCTGTGGGGCGCCCCGCATCACTAACCCCACTGGAGCAATCCAATGTCTGCCAACCTTGCAAACTATTCCGGCGGTACTTTCCTGTCGGATCTGGTTACGCGCCCCGAGTTCCTTCAGTACACCTCTGAAGGCATCTTCAACCAGTCCAAGTGGATCCAGTCCGGCATCGTTCAGCGTAACGCTGCCCTGGATGCCCGCGCTGGCGGCACCCGCGTCCAAGTCCCCTTCTTCGACCCCATCGCCCCCACCGAAGAGGTCATCACCTCTGCCTCCAACTGGGGCACCTCAACCGCTGGTTATCTGACCCCTCAGAAGACCACGGCTGACCAACAGATCATGACCATCCTGCACCGTGGCTTTGCCTACGCTGCCGATGATCTGTCCCAGCTCGGTTCTGGCGCCGACCCCCTGGGTCACGTCCGCAACCAGCTGACCGCCGCCATCAACAAACTGAAGACCGCCACCCTGCTGGCCCAACTGGCTGGTCTGTTCGGCGGCATCAGCGGCGCTGGTGTGCTGGGTGCCAACCAAACCAACAAAACCGGCACCACGAGTGCAACCGAGGCCAACTACATCTCGGCTGCCAACGTGATCGCTGCCCGCAACCTGCTGGGTGAGCGCGGCTACGACCTCGACACCATCGCGATGCACAGCAATGTGTACTCGTACCTGATGCAGGTCGGCCAGCTGACCTTCTCTACCTCCTCCCTGGCTGCCGCTGGCAGCATCACCTGGGGTGGCGGCGGTGTGGGCAACACGAATGTGGATGTGGCCTACTTCTGCGGCCTCCGCGTGGTGGTGGACGACCAGCTGACCTACCTGACCGGTGGCACCGCTACCCACCTGGTGAAGTACCCCGTGTACCTCTTCAAGTCGGGTGTGATCTCCGAGGGCGTGCAGCAGGATCTGCGCCTGGCTGCCGACCGCAACATCCTGTCCATGCAGGACGTGATCGCCGTGGACTACCACTACGGTTACCACGTGGCCGGCACCAAGTGGGCCGCCGCTGGCGACAACCCCACCAACGCCTCCACCAGCGGCAACCTGGCCGCCACTGCCAGCTGGAACCTGGTGTACGGCACCACCAAAATGGTGCCCATCACCCGCCTGCTCGTAAACACCCCCTTCGACCAAACGGTGTACTGATAAACCGCATCACATGCGGTATGATATGGGCTCCTTCGGGGGCCCTTTTTCATGGAACTTCGCACCATCCCATCTGTTATCGGCTATAGCGCCTGCGCGACTGGAAAAATTTATAGTCACCATAAATACCAACCTTTTGCACTAAAAGAAGCAACTCATAGCCAAGGATATAAACAAGTAAACGTAAAAACAGAAAAGGGCTTTCGCACAAAGTTAGTACATATACTGATACTCGAAGCCTGGGTCGGCCCTAAACCAGAAGGCATGGTAACAAACCATAAAAACGGAAATAAACAAGACAACAGACTCGAAAATCTAGAGTATGTAACACAAACAGAAAACATGAAGCACTCCTACGCAACGGGTTTGAGCCCTAAGCCTCCAACCCGTTACGGAGAAGCCTTAACCCATCTAGCAAAATTAAATACAGAAAAAGTTATATCTCTGCGTGCCGAAACAGACAGAGAAGCCGGATACTTAGAGCGCTTAGCTATTAAATACGGTATCAGCGCATCAACAGTATCGAAAGTGTTGCTGCGCCAAACCTGGAAGCATATTTAGTTTTCAGGATTAAGCCTCTTCTCCTCCTGCCCCTTAAACACCTGTACCGAGTCAATCAGCATCTTGTACGACTGGAGCACGCACTGATTAACCAGCACGTAGCTCACTTGCAATTGATCCGCAATCTCAGGAACGCTGAGCCCAGCCTCCTTCAACTTCTGAATCTCGGGCGCCACATCAGCCCATTCCCGCACCTTCGAGAAATCCAATCCTGGCGCTACCTTTGCAGCAGCTTCATCAACTTTTTTAATAGCCATGAACTTGGTAAGGCTTTTTCTACTACAGGATACCAAGCGCTGGCACGTAGACGTCCCATACGGCAAACACTTTGAAACCGCCGCCGACCTTGAAATGGAAGGCATCGAGATTTACCACGCCAGCCTGCTGGAACCCCCGAAAAAACGCAGATCCCGTAGAGTTCGCCGCTACACTTAAGCAAAGTCTTTATGTAGTCCGTGGCCGCAGTAATCGACGCCACTCTTGCTGGGGCCTCCTCTAACAGCTACGTGACGCTGGCCGAGGCCAACACGTACTTCGAGACAGTCCCTGAGTCCAGCACCTGGACCAACAAAACCGACGACCAGAAAAACCGCGCTTTGATTTCCGCCACCCGCTGGCTCGATGGTCTGAGCTACTACGGCGACCGCTGCGAAACCACCCAAGCCCTGCGCTGGCCCCGCGACAATTACACCGTTGACGGCATCAAGCTGGCCTGCACGCTGATCCCGAGCGCCATCAAATCCGCCACCTTTGAGCTGGCCCGCGCCCTCGCCAACGACACCAGCGCCATCACCAACAGCACTGGAACCGGCCTCTACGAGCAAGTCGAACTAGGCGACCTCAAAGTGAAATACAACACGATGACCCAATCCATGGGCATCATCAACAACGTCTTTGATGTGTACCCCTGGCTCCAGGCTTACCTCGGCCCCTACTGCCAAGGCGGCTCCAGCAACTTCCAAGTCCCCTTGGTAAGAGGCTGATATGTCCTTAATCGACTCCACATTTGTCGGCATCCCAGCCCCGCTTATGGCCGTGTGGGGTCAAAACATCACGTACATCAAAACCAACCCCGCCCGCTCCTACAACCCAACGACTGGAGCAGTAACTGGCGCAGACACAAACGTAACTGTAAAAGCCATCGTCAGCCCCGTAAATGTACGCGAGTACGAAGGCCTATACCAAGCAACAGACGTCAAAGTCCTGATTGGAACAGCCGAGCTTGGAACGTATTATCCAAGCGAACAAGACCGCATCCAGTATCTCCAGGATGGCGTCACTCGTGAGGCAAAAGTCATCTCAGTTCGCAGCTACCGTGGCGACAACCCAGTCCTCCACACCATCATCGCGAGGCCTCAATAATGGCTAAGCCGTTTTCACAGTTATTAAAAGATGTGCAAGATGTCGTTACTAAGTCTGCACGCTATTCAGCGGTAGAGATTATGAACGACCTAGTTGCTGCAGGCCCTGGCTATAGCGGACAATTTTCTTCTGCCTGGTATGCAGTAGAGCCAGGTCAAAGCCCTGGAAAACCACGCTCTAATGGCGGCAGGCTGTACAAATATGATCTTCGTAACGTACCTAACTCTCGATTCAAATCAGGTACTTACTACCAAATAGTTAACGGTGCAGATTATGCGCCACAAGCACTGGATCTAGAACCAGGAATTTTTCGAGGGCAGCCAGAAGATCCTATTAAGGAGCCCATCGCTGGCGGCCGAGGTCAAGGAAAACGTACAGGAAACTACAGATACAACGTGACATCAGGTGATAACGATTCCTTTAGTACAGCACCAAAAGACTGGTATGTTACCTACACCCAAGGTGGAGCACTGCAAAAAAGCCTCGCCAATGGAGTCAAAATAGGTTTCAGAGCAGGCCCCAGAGGTTCCGTCACTGCACCAGGAGAAGGATTTGCATGAACTACCAAGCCATTCGTGCCGCTATCGAAAATCCTCTTTTGACGGCTTTCGGTGCGCTTGCACCAGCAGTACCTGTCTACTTTGACAACATCACAGCTGCGCCACCTAACACAACAACCGAATACGTCCGGGTCAATGTCACTTTTGGTTTGACCAACGACCCTACGCTCACCAGCAGCGTGGACAATGCACGTGGCGCCATCATTATCCGAATTTTCACCGAAAAAGGCAAAGGTCCGGCTCGAAATCAAACCTTGATGACCACAGCAGTAAACGTACTAGAAACAATCAACAACGTCGGTAAACCTGCCACTGGCGTCTTTTTCCGCGTCGGATCACTAAACGGCCCAACATTTTCAGCTACAGAGGACGCGCCTCTTTTCATGGGGCGTATGGATACATCATTTACTGCCACGGTTTTAACTTAGGTTGCAATCGCGCTAACCTAGTAGAAGCCGGGCAGTGCCCGCCCCACTGCTCATTCTTTAGGTACGTCCTATGGCCACCACCGTTCTTACCGGCACGTCCGGCGCCCTGTACTACAAACCTGCAGGCACCACTTCCACCTTCAGCCCCTCCGACGTCACCGTCGCTGGCGCAATCCTGAACGTGGGTTCCTACTACAACTTCAAAGTAGGCGATCCCGTCAAATTCAGCGTTGTCAACCAAGCTGGCGGCACCGCTGCTGGTACGCTCCCCTCGGGCATCACGGCTGGCACCACCTACTACGTGATTGGCTACACCGCCAGCACTGGTGCTCTGACTGTTTCCTCCACCCTTGGCGGCTCGGTCATCACGATCACTACCCAAGGCACGGCAGTCAGCCCCAACAAATTCCAGGTCGCTTACGCCGACTACGTTGTCGTCGGCCAAGTCCGCGACTGGACCTTTGACGTTAGCCGCACCGAGATCGACGTTACGACCATCGGCCAAACCCCCGGTCAGTACGTTCCCTTCAAGAACTACATCGCTGGCTTTGGTGATGGCACCGGCTCCTGCACGGTGTACATGGCCGACGACGATTTTGCGATCTCAAACCGCATGATCGAGGACGTGCTCCAGCGCCTGCAGGGTGGTGCAGCCTTCAAGCTGTACAGCAACCGCATCATCAGCGGCAGCACCGTGGACGACACCAAGTCCCGCTCGATCGCCATGGACGCCATCCTGACCAGCGCCTCCATCTCGGTCGATCCCGACAACGCCCAAACCATCGCCATCAACTTCCGTCCCGCCTCCACCCCCACCTTCGACTTCTCCACCACCGCCTGATAACTCTCCGGTTATCAACACTGAGCCCCAGCCCACCAGCTGGGGCTTTTTCATGACTACTGCGCTACAGTAAAGCGATAACCCAAACAGGTTTATGGCTTCTTCTATTCCCGTCCGTGCAATTGATCGGCTGCG